TCCTGGAACGTACACCCAATCGGTATACTCTGTGAGCTCTTCGTAGTTCTGTCCATAGTCGTAGCTAATTTCTACAGAAATAACGCTTAGTACAGGATACTCTTTTAAAAAGAAGCAAGGACCCTCGCCACCTTCAAAATACTCAACCTTTTGATCGTTAACGTAGTCTACAAAAGTTTTGCGGCAGTAGTTCTTAACCAACGCGCTTACTTTTGGAATGATAGCGTTAATAACAGCATCCTGGTTATCGCTAAGAATGCCAGCGTATGCTTTGTATTCTGCTAGAGTAACTAGATTTGCTGCCATAGATTCCTCTTTATTATCTTTTATAAGCCGTCATAAACAGCTTATAAAAGATGAGGACCGAAGTCCTCATCCTTACTAAGTTAGATTACGCTAACCAACGGAATACTGATACGCCTTGACCGTCAACCGTAGAGATTTGTTGCATACCCATACGTAGAGAAGCAACTAGAACCTTACGCTGATTTTCAACATCATCGTCAGTATCGAAGCGTAGACCGCGCTGATTACCAAGTAGGAAGTTGCGCGCGTTAAGAGCGATCGCACCTACGTTGGTTAGAACACCACCAACATTAGCACCAGCTGTCTTGGCAGGTAGTTCTGCCGAAACAATTACCGAGCTATTTCCAACCATACCAATTTGGCCGGTTAGAAGAGTGGCTGCAGGGCCAACCTTATCCATAGTCTGGAAGTCAGCATCGTCTAGAAGATCGTAATAACCTTCAGTATTAACGATGAACACAACTTCAGCTGGGTCTAGACCCCAGTAGCCTAAGTCCTTACGTAGAGCACGTAAAGAAGCTACAGTCATCTTGTTAGCGACTTGAGCTGTTACAGCCGACACTTCGTCGTACTTAGCAAGACCCTTAACAGGATCAGCACCAGCTCCCGCACCTAGAAGAATGGCTTTGTCGACCGACTTAGCAGTACGACGAACCATAGCGTCACGAACGATAGGTAGAAGAACGATTAACGAGTCTTCCTCTTCTTCGAAACCCATGTACTCTTTGGTAGCTAGCTTGTAGCTGTTTAGAGTAACTTCTTTTAGCGCGTGGGTAACGGCTGCACCTGACGAAGCAGAAGTACCGAATTGCGCGTTAGTTACCCATGTACCGTAACCAGCTTCAGGGTTAACTGGGAAGCTCATTACGTTAGTTTGCATAGTGATGTTACGCATTAGAGGAGCAGCCACTAGACGACGACGTACTTCTTCTTCCATTTGTAGGGATACTTCGTGTTCCCAAGTTTGTGAAGGAAGATGTGCACCTGTAGCGGCTCCAGCACCTAGAGCTTTTTCAGCTAGGGTCTTGCCGAACTTAGTTTGTTCAATCGACTTACCAGTAATTTTCGAAAGCATAATAGCCTTCTCTTTTTCTTCGTAAGTAACGACGTCCTTGCCGGCAGGGTCCTTGAAGCTCATTTTGCTCTTGGTCATTGCTTCAAGTTCTTTAGCCTTTTCCGCTAGAGCACCTTGTAGGCCTTCTAGGGCTTCTTTAGCTGTTTTCTCTTGCTCGTTGATACGCTTTTCTAGTTCAGCAACTAGCTTCTCAGCACCAGTTACCGAAGGAGTAACAGCCGCAACAGCTTCTTTGATACGCTTCTGTAGCTCAGCTTCTTCCGCCGCTTTGCGAGCAGCTTCGGCTTCTACAGCTTTTTGAGCTTCTAGGATACGAGCTGTAGCAGCTTCTGCGGCCTTGGTAGCACTTGCTTCAAGCATAGCCTGTAATTCTTTTGGATCCATTCCAATTTCCTTTTGAATATTGCTTTTTGCGGCTTTAGGAGGCGTCAGCCCTTTAGCTGTGTCTTCCTCTTTTGCAAATTGCAGTTTAAATAAATTATACTCTTCATCGCTTTCAAACGATTTAGATAAATTAAAGAGAGTATCCTGGTTGCAAGGTACCGCTACCACAGAAATTTCTAGTAGCTCTAGCTCTTTTACCACGAACAATCCACTAACGGAATCAAACTCAGCATCGCCAATTCTAAAGCCAACACTGAAGGCAGATAGTATACCGTCCTTTACCAGTTCGTAGATCTCTGAAGCTTTAGAAATTCGTCCTTTAATCCATAAGCCTCTGGAATCTACTCTATGTTCAACAATCCTACCTGCAGGCTTTTCATGGTCATGATAGGCTAGAAGGATCGGGTTCTTGAGATAATTGGACATGCCCTTATCCCATACAGCAGTAGGGATAAGGTCCCCCGCTCTATCGGGAACAGCTACGCTGGCGTAGCCTTCAACATGTAGGGTTTCGTCCGTGTCGTTGATATTCTTAGTAAAAAGGCTATCAACCTTAAAGATTTTGTTTTTTAAGTCCATACGCACCTTTTTGGAGAGATAGCAAATTTACAGAACCAATTATAGCACTGTAGCAAACACAAGTCAATGTGCATTTTTTCTAGGTATTTTCGTCTTCTTTCGGCGGCGTTTTCGGACGGCCGCCGACATTAGGATCAGCAGCTGATCCAGCAATATTAGCAGGTATTCTAAGCGTGTCACTATTGGGGTCCTTATCCTTCGGGTATCTTAACTCCTCCCGAGCGGTGTTAACCGATATGATACCCCCATTTACTAGACCTACATAGTATGCCGATATATCTTTTAATTCTGGCTGTAGGGCAGATACGTTTGTTGTAATTGCCTCGATATCATATCCAAATAGTAACTCCATACTAGAAGCGAACTTACGAACTATAGGCAGTACGGTTTCTAGATAAAATAGTCTCAGATTAGGTGATATGTTAGCCTGGTTACCTCCATCTAGTAGTACAGGTGGCACTCCTAATGTTTCCAAAATCTTGACGTTAAGCGTTTTAATGCTAACGTCGAAGTCCATTTCTTTGAAGTTCGTTGTAAATAGTTGTACGGGTTTAAGTCCACTGTCAATAATAATTGGGCGCTTAGCTCCGCGTTTAGGATTATACTTTTGTATCCAGTTATTAATTGTACGTTCTTTTGCAGCGCTACTTAATGTGTTGTCTGTTGCTAGCGCAAATCCCGGGATGGCTCCGTTTTCAAAGAAGTTATCCTGGAAGTCCAGCATTTTAGTTAAAATCTTAATATTGCGGTCAGCAGCCGTCAGCCTACTCATGCCGCGGTAAATGCTATTACTGCTTAGATCCCTGAAGTATGTTACTTCATTAGGATCGTACAGTGTATTGCTTCCGTAGCGGTACCCTGAGATAAATGTTTTTTCGTCGGTAAGAACTTCTACGCTTGCTGCAGGTAGATGATAAAGAAACGCCCCATCAAAATAGATGAAGGCGTTTCCTTCTAGTAGAAAGTCGTTAAATAAACAAGCTCTAAAGTCTTGTACGCTTTGATATGGGTTAGGACGATTGTTCAATAAAGTTACTAGCTGTTTAGCACGCATCCCTGGGTACATTCCAGCCCCAACCTTTTTATCATCAATATCATAGTCTAAAGAGGCGCAGGCCCCAACTATCATATTGACCCCACGATTAACAGCCTCTAAGTTGTTAAATGCTGTTCTATAGGATGCAGGTGTAGTAGTACTAAGGTTACTACCCTCGTCCCATGAAATCTGTTGTTGTGCGGGATTTAATTTCTCCCTAATATAGTTCATTAAGCCCATTATAGCTCCTATGTGAATTCGCTAAAAAATGAGCCTACGATAACCTTTTCTTTAACAACACCACTGGCTTTGGCTTTTTGTTTCTCAATCCATCGCTCTTGTTTATCGGCAGTACTAAGTAGAGGTTTCTTACCGTATACACTATGAAGCATCACATGGTGCTTGTTGCATAGTGTAAATACAGCGGAATAAATCTCTCGCTTATGTTCCTCAATAAACTGATCTCGAACGGCTAGAATGCCTTCGTCGGTAGATATGTCAAAGTTGTTTTTCTTAGCCCAGTTCTCCAGCAGTGCGGTAATTGAATGAGTATGATGAAGTTCTAAATCTTCACCAGTCCCACAAATGTAACAGGTATCCTTCTTATCATATGCTGCTTTCGCTTTATCGCGAACCCATTTTACTGGAATCCTGTTATTTCCTGTATTCTTTGCCATATTATAAAGTAAAGGTATACATCGCATACCTTATTGCATCAGGTATGTGACTGTGTTCATGTAACGGACGCTCTTTTAATAAAGTCTCTTTGTCGTCCCACTGATACTGGTCTAGAGCACTTAGCGTCTCGACGCAGTGCGGAGATACAAACAACCTACCAGTTTCTAGAACGGTTTGTACGTACGCAATTCCAGGCAGTACATCCTTCTTAGCTTTAATAGTAGCAATGTCGTGAATGTATGCCAAGTCAGAGGCAAACTGAGCCGCAGCTGAGTCTATAAAGATACTTTCCACACCCCACTTGTCTACCAATTCTCGAATTCTAGCGGCGTGTTCAGCTGTGTTGGCTTCTGATTCTAGGTACTCATCAACTATGTGAAACTCTTCATCATTTACTGCAATAACCACAAAAGCTGTAGGGTCTTTGTATCCAGGGTCTAGGCCGGCTATGAATTCTGTTCCGTCCCTAGGCTCATACTCTTTAATATGTGAATCATCGACAGTAAAAATCTGGCCTACATACGCTCCGAATGTGGCCATATATTCTTGTTCGAATTCGGCTTTGGACATACTATTGCGAGCTTCAGCAACGTCTGCTTCGCTCATACGCTTATTTTCATGGTAGTCCGCACGTAAAGATACCCATTCGGGGTATTTGTCACTCCACCCACGGTTATAGAACTCGCTAAACCAGTTTTTCTTACCACGGGGAGTTGAAATAAATATAGCTTTACTATTTGGGCGATCTAGGGTAGGACGCAGAGCCACGTTAAAGGCTTCCTTGCCATCTGACCCTAGGGCTGCTTCGTCGAATATGATTAGGTCGTACGAGCGACCGACTACGCTATCTACTGTGGATAACGAGCCCATACGAATTGTTGAACCATTTGACAATTCGATTACTTTGTCTTTTAGGTTGTCGCGAGACACTTCTAGATCAAACGACTTAATTAAACTACGTTGTAGTTCAAAACTAATGCTAGATAGCGAGAAGTTGGGCGACATAATCAGAACGTTACAGCCAGGCACTAGAAGTACAAGTTGGCCTATTACGTTTGATATGAAAGTTTTGCCAAGGCGTCGCGATAGAGCTGCACATACGAAACGAAACCTAGGGTCATTGACTGCGTTAATAAGAGCAATCTGAGGGTCATTAATTAGATCCCATGCGGTGGCTAGCTCAGTAGTTACCGGATCCCTCATAGGTAAAAGACGCAGATATGGAACTATCGGAAGTTTGATAAATCTCTTAGGTGCAGGAAATTCAGTAATGTTCTTACAGTCTACACCGGGGCGGGAAATTTCAAGCATTAAATACTTCTGTGAATACCCAAGTTAATACAGCATAAATACCCCCCGTTACGGCTATCCATAACGGCTGTATGTCTAGAAACAGCGGCACTACAAAGGCTAGTAGTAACCCTGCGGCTAGTGCTAGAAGTATGTGCTGATTTTTCTTACTCATTTACTGTACCATTCATTAGTTGTTTAATTAGATTATCATACTTGGATCCGCCATCATTGATCTGTACGTTTACTTGATTTCGAATACTAGTCTGGCGAACTTTTTCTAGCTCAATCTGTTTGCTCAATTCGTCCATCGTCATTTTGTGGCTGAGAGCTAGAATTTCTGTAATGTCTTTGGTACTGCCAGTTTCGGACTCTTCAAGTTCCTGAAATTTCTTTTTAATGATGGCATCCATTGCTTGACGCATTTTAAACCTATTATTAAAGCCTAGGTTAAAGAACACGTTGTCTATATAGGCTTTAACTTCTCGCTTGGATAGTATCTCACTAACTATCTCTTTTGGAATGTCTAACTGATCGGCAGTCTCTGCAATATCAGTGCACTGGAGATAGACGTTTGCTACCTCTAAGGCTTCTGGGCTGATACTTACTACCTCGGTTGGGGTGGACGTGGGAAGGTTGCTCATTTTTATTGTTTTAGTGCAAGAATATTCGTATTATAACATTAGGGTAACCAAAGCGCAAGTGCAATTTTGGGGGACGTGTTAAACCCCGTTTTATATTGATGGCAAAAGCTAGCCTATATGCATCCGAAGGCTGCCGGTCTGAGTGGCAAAAGCTAGCCTATATGCAGCCGAAGGCTGCCGGTCTGAGTGGCAAAAGCTAGCCTATATGCAGC